TCAAACCCTCTTTGCCCGCTGATAAGGTGATGGCCCCTCGGGAGTGTTGGCAAGGTATCTGGTGAATTCCCGTTCCAGCTCGGCCACCGCTTCATCTTTGGTCTGGACCTGTCCGCGCTGGCCGCCGTGGCCGCGCCAGCGCCTGTCATGCGTCGCGATCGACCAGCGCCAGGTGCCAGCGCTCGGGCCGTGTGCCTCGCCCTGAATGCGGCCTACGTCAGAGCCAAGGAACGTCGCCACAAAATCTTGCGGCGCTATCTGGCCGCCGATGATGGTTCGGCCCCAGTCAAGCCACAGGCGAGCCTCACGGTCGCGGACAAACCGCACAGCCTCGACGATGGTGTCGAAGCTGCGCATCGGGCCGCTCTCGTCTGCCACCTGGTAGCGGTCGTCGGCTTTGCTGACTCTTAGGCGATCGGCGGACATCATCCGTTGATATAGGCGTCCGGAAGGCGGAGCATAGGCGGCCCGGCCTGCTAATCCGGAGGAGGAGTGACACAGGCCGAGCCGACCTCGCCTTGTCAGCGAGGCACGGCCATCCTGCCCCAGAAAGTATCTATGGCCAAGCGTCCAGCGTCTTCAGTCAGGATAGAGCCCGCCGCCAAAAACCTCCCTGACCGCGGGCTCCATGGCGCTGCTCGACCATAATGCGGGAACGGCGCCTACCTTCTCAATTGAAGCCGGGCTCAGAGGTTCCCAGCAAGAGCCCGCCCGTTTGAGGGTCCGAGCGGGCTCCAGGGGTCTCGCCCAACGATGCGACGCCCCTCGGGAAAGCGCCGCACCGCAAATCGAACTGGGTGACTGGCGCAATGTTCCAGTTAGCATGTGCTTGTCAATCAGGGTGCCCGGCCTGCTCAGGGGATTAGGGGTATATGGCGACAGGCCGGGCTCTTACCCCGTGGGAGAGGTAAGACCGACACTATGCGCCACCTTCGGCGGCCGAGCAGCACCTATTTTAGGATGAACTAATGGAAAGCCCGTCGCAGCTAATGAGCATAAGCGACGGGCTTTGAAGTGGCTACACCGGTGAGAGAGATCGACCACTTAGGTTAACTACGGAACCGTGAAGTTGTTCCACAATGGAACAATCGGCGGCTCGGCCCGCTTATCCCGGCGGAGGAATGGGACAGGCCGAGCCCCACCCCGCTGTTGGGAGCGAGGCGCGGTGATTCTGGCCCAGAAAGTTCGCATGGCCAAGCGAGGAATTAAGGTAGGCGACGAGGTGTCGATAACCGCGACGGTGCGGCGCCGCGTCACGGAAGACCGCGTTAGTGTCTCTATTCCGACCTACGGCTACCCGCATTCCATCGTCGACAAGACATCGAAGGTCGAGAAAGGCCAGCCGATCGAGTTGGTCGGCCACGTCATACACATTGATGAGAACCGCGTTACAGTGCAAATAGGCGTGCCGGTGACGGTGGATCTGGATAAGGTGCGGCTTGTCACGTCTTACAAGCCGCCGGTGGATGTACCTACATGACCAAGCTGTCCGACCTTGGCCCTCCGATCGGCAGCACCCCGCACGTGAAGGTCAAAGCTTCAGGACACGACCCTTTCCATATTTGCCCAGCCTGCCGCCAAGCTGTGGATCGGCGAGACCTTAGACAAGTGATCTGGCATGAGACGCCAGGACATAGGCCGCTAGAGATGGACGCCTAGCTGTATCGTTTCGAGACCAAAATGCTGGCAGCTCTCTTGCACTGAACAGGTGGCCGGTACCTCACACACACCGGTCCTGATCGCGGGGGATCAGGTTCGCCGGGCTTGAGGTTGGGGTTTCCTCGCCCGGCGAGTTTTCTCTTCTAACGAGCGCATTCATTTGCTGGGCACGCGGGGAAAACCTCAACGTACGTATACCGAGTGTGGAAAGTAACCCATTGTTCACCATAAGTGGGCATCGTGATTGAAGGCGTTCCAATCGCGCCTAGCCTACCCCTGCGTCATATGACGCGCCCCCGCCTAACTGCCGGCGGCCGACGTTTTCAAGTGTCCCCAAGCCCCAGTATACGTCGGCCGCCAACTCAGAGCCCAAGCTGGCTACAAATGTTATTTTCAGACTTCAGGGTCCATGCCATAATCCGTTGTAGGGCCTAAGCTTTTCCTGATTCGATGGCCCCTTACTTCGGGTGACCGACGACCTCCCGCGCCCCCCCGCCGTGTCGTCGGTCGCCCTGTCCTTCTCTCTTTTCCTACAACTAATTTCGCATTATGTTCCGCACCTATGTCGCGCAACACGCTCCTTCAGCTCATCGCAGCGGTGATCACGATCGCCGTCCTGGCCGGCATCCACCAAGGCGCTGGTTGGTTTCTGAACCGGATGTCGCTCGACTTTACCCTTGGCATGCTGTTCGGCATGTTCCTTGTGCTAGCCGTATGGATCTACGAAGACCGGAAGGCGCGCCGCTCACGGGCGATCGGTGACATTTCCCCCGCCGAGCAGAAGAGCGCGCGCCACTCGATCGATCTGTGACTGCTGAAGTTGTGAGCCCTGGCCGGCACGCATAAGCGCATCGAGCACTGCGCTCTGTTGCGGGCCGCCTGTCAGGCTTCGCGCCATATCCGATATCGCTTTCTCGTTGCCGCCGTTGCTTAAGGCATCGACGACGCTTTCCACAGCTCGGGTTCCTGCAGCTCGGGCCGCACCGCGGGCGCCACCGGCAATGAAGCCTTCGCGCACGCCGAAACCGGTGCTGCTGCCGCCGTCGATCGCATCCCTGGCCGCGATGCGGGCCGCCGTCTCGGAATTGCGCATGACGACGTTGGACGTGTCGTTGAACAGCCTTTCTCGATCGAGCAGATCAATGATCGCTTTGGCTTTGTGGGCGCCGAACAGCGACGAGAGGCGCGCTCGGTTCCAGTCGCCTTCGCCCTTGATGATCTGCTGCAGCGCGACGCGGTCGTTCGCCTTCGTGCCAACGATGCGCTCAATCTCGGCGCGAGCACCCTCACGCAGGCGAAGCGGCACGGCAGACGGTCCGACCTGCAAGCCCTGCGGCAGCGCGCCCTGCCTGACTTCGTCGGCAAGTTCGTCGGGCCGTGGCGCTTCCCGGCCGCTGGAAAGCACCGTCTGGCCGCGCTGGACAGCCTCTTTCTGTCTTGCCAGCTCTGCGTACTTCGCGTCGACTTCCTTGATGCCCGGCACGGTCGACGACAGCTCGTCGTCGATCGCCTGACGCGCGGTTGTCAGAGCGTTTCGCTCATTCGTCCCTTTCACGTTTTCCAGCAGATCGTCGACCGCGTGCCTGGCATTCAGCAGCGTCTCGGCATCCGTGATCAACCCGCCCGGAACCGGCTGGCCAGTCGCCCGAGCCTGCGCAATCTCTTGAGGCGTCGGCACATAGTCCAGCATCGAGCGGACACGCTGGATGCCTTTCTGCGCGTCACCGCGAAGCGTCTGCGTCTCGGCGTCGAGATAGCGGGCGATCGGTGCGGCATCGACGGGAGCGGATTCACGCAAAGCTTCCCGGTATTCCGGCTGCAGATACTGCTGGTTCCGGTTTGCCCGGTCGATGATGCGCGACGGCGTCGGCGCTTCGCCAAGCGTTTCGTTGATGCTGGACCGAATGCGCCAGTTGGCATCGGCGTCGCGAGCGCCGATCGCATTCCGCACGATGGCCTTACCTTCACCAGGCGTCGCCGCGATGGCGCCGGCCGTGTGGCGCAGGTTCGGGCCAAGATCCATCAACATGCCGTTTTCGCCGAGCTGCGACAGAGCGCCGGGCTCTACGGCATCCTGCCGAACCGCATCAGCCAGCACCTTGGTCGCACTCTTGTCTAGCCCGAGCGCCTTGGCGATAGCGCTAAGCTGCACGTTGTCGGCAATCGCTTTGACGCCCTTGCCGATCAGGGGCGCCACGATCGGCGCAGCAAAGCCAGTCAACGCGCCGACGCCCGCACCAATTCCAGACTGCTTCAGGTCGCCACCCGACCGCACGGCGGCGTCTGCGCCACTGATAACGGCCCCGGAACCAGTGCTAACCGCGAGCCGCAATGGAGCAGACGCGACGCCGATGCCGAACGCTTCAGGGGCTGCTGCCATCACCGGAAGCGTGCCTGCCACGGCGCCTGTCACGTTGCCAGCGGTCCGTGCAATGGGATGCTCTGCCCGGCTTTCCTGCTGGATGTCGGTCATCTCCTGGTTGACCTTGGAAACGGGCTCGCCGGTGAGCAGAGAACCGAGGCCGGCTGCCGTGGCGGTCAGGCCTTTGTCGACATAGGGGCCGGCAATCGGCACGCCTTCGCCAATCGAATTGAGAAACGTTCCTGACGCTCCCATGGCGCGAGGAGATGCAATGTCGGGCACATCGTGGCCGCTGCCTGGCTTGGGGCCTCCCGCGTCCATGATCTTCTGAGCCGCAGCAATACCAGCCTTCGCGCGAGCGTCGGCGGCTGCAACGTCAGCATTGGCGCCCGGCAGAGACTTGGCAATCTCGTCGACCGCCGCGTTCTGCTGCTCGGGCGTCAGTGACAGAAAAGGTAGTCGACGGACCAGCCATCGGGGTCAGCCTTTCTGATTGCGGTCGTAGACAGCGGCCAGTTCTTCATCTTCGGTGAGAACCCGAGCCTTGCCCGACGCTGTTGAGGGGATGTTGACGGAGTTGGCGCGCTTGGCCGCGTCGACCTTGCCGGTGTCCTTGGGAGCGGCCGGTTTCGCGGCGGCTGCCTTGGCCCGCAGATCGGGATCGGCGTTGACTGCCATGTCATAGGCCAGGTTGAACACGGCCTCTTTCGAGGCGGTGGCTCCAAGCCGGTCCCATGCATCATTGATGAAGGCGACCATCCGCTTCTCAGGAATTTCGGAGTAGAGCGGCTTGTCGGCGGACAAGCGGCTCAGCTCTTCATTCGCGGCGCTGATGCCGTCGCGTTCCTGAAGCTTCTGGTTTATGCGGTCGTCGATGTTCGCGGAGTTGTGGACAGACGCAAGCATCTGCTTCAGCCCGGCGATTTCCTGCCGCAATTCGTTCTCGCCCTGCTGGACGGTCTGGCCGAAGACGGCAGCGACTTTGTCGCGAACGCCGTAGCCGTCGATGATGCTCATGATCGTCTCGACGGGCGCCTTGTCCATGCTGTTCTGGACGTTGAAAAGATATTCGATCGCCTGGGCAGGCGTGACGACCTTGCCGTCGGCCATCTTCTTTCCGGTGTTCGGGTCGAAGTACTTGCCGTTGCGGTCGAGCACTTCCTGGATGGGCTTGTAGGTCGAAACCTGCCGGCCATGGTCGGACAGCCGGCCCTGAAGCTCCTGCTCGCGATCGGCGACGAATTTGCGCAGTTCTGCCGGCGCCTTCTCCCACGCCTGCTTGACGTTCTCGGCGACGCCGCCCTTGATGCCCTGCCAGTTGGCTGGGAGAGGAACCTGCTCAGCGCCAGGCGTCAGACTTTCGCCGGCCTGTCCCTCTCCGCCACCGCCCTCGGGCGATTCCTTGCGGGCATCGGCTTTCGCTTCCGCCCTCTTCTCAGGATTCGGGCTCGAGAACTTGCCTTCGTCGCGCTCGGCGCCGTTGTCGCGCTCGTGCTTGTTCCAGATCGCTTCCAGCGCCGCGTCATCGGCAAGAGCCGCCGCAGCATTGTTGTTCGCGGCCTCGGCGAGTGCGCCGGCCGGCGGTGCGTTGTTGGCTAGGCTTTCTGCGACGGCAGCGCTCATCGAAATTCCTCTGACACCTGAAGGCCCCGCTTCTTGCAGAAGTCGGGGTTGCGAAATTTGCCCTTGGTAGGTGACACGCTCGGCTCGTATTCGACGCAGTTGTTGCGCTTCAGATCATCGCGACGCTCGGAGCGCGACGTGATCATTCGGCCATCGATCGGCGAGGAATATTCCGGGATGTCGGAAATGACGTTCGGCATGACGATCTGGCCGGCGAACGGCTTTTCCATCGGAATGCCGGTCTGCCGGTCGACGAAGGTCCCATCGCGGAAAACGTACCTGGCCAATTTCCTGTCCTGCTTTTCGGGCAGGTACAGGGTGCAAGGCGTCGCTGCGAAATTCTAAGCCGCTTGTCTCGCGGGTTCGCGGACCTGATCGGAGGTGTGCTTCGGAGTGATGGATCCCGGACGCACCATGCGCTCTGTACGATGCAGAAGTTCGTAAGAGCGAGCCAGCGTCAATCTGCTGGCCTGAACCAGGTCGTGAGCCTCCACCGGCGCCTCTTCGCGCAATGGAAGTGCTGGACAAATTTTCTGAAGCATGCCGCCCTCCCAATGGCTTCCATTTGGTGAGTGCCGCCGATGAGGCAGACCTATTCCCTTTCAGACCTGCCGGCAAATCACAATTCAGGAGGTCAGAAGCAGCAGCACCGCATCGTCATCGTCGCGCATGGCCGCAATTTCCCGATCGATGATCATGCGCCCCAACCGCGTCTCAAGCGCTGCTGCATCGGGCAGTTGAATCGGCGGAGCTTGGAACCCGGCGAGCAGCGCGTTGACGATTTCCGGCGAAAGCGCTGGCCATTCGAGCGCCTCGACGGGCACAGGAGGCGGCTCGTCAAGGTCGACGACTTTCCCATCGCGAACATACTTGATCGGCTTCCGGTAATAGCCGCCGCCCGGATGAAAAAGCGAACCCTGATCGGCGCCGTGCGGGCCGAAATATCGGTTGCCATAGTATCGCTTTCCAAACCAGCGATCAGCAAACATCAGCTTGGATCCAGGATGACCGCCAGTCGGTTGCCGTCCTGGTCGACGGAGGCGTTGATGCGGTCCTTGGTGTCATTGGTGTCCCGGAAGAGTGCGGTTCCTGTGCCGAGGCCATTCGCCTTGCCGAGCAGCGCCGCCGACCAGAGACGCCAGCCCTGTCGGGGCGTCATGCCCGGCTCGATGCCAGACGCGCGATCAAGCAGCGCGTCGGCGTTCTGATTAGCCGTCGGGATGTCGCCTACCGCTGCCGGCGCGGCGGGCAGATTGTCGGTCTTGGCTTTCACGGCAAGCACGTTGTTGTTGATGGTCGTGTCGTTGCCGGACAGTGCCGAAAGCTGCGTGTCGAGATTGGCCGAAGCCAGACCGACGGCCGAGCGAACGCCGGGAGCATCCAGATCGTTGAATCCGGTCACGCCGGTACCCTTGGCAAGCACGATGTTGGTCCCGGCCGTGAGCAGGCGCGTCGTCGTCGACCACACGGCGTCGAGCGCGTTGGCCGCGAACTTCGCCGCGGTGATGGCACCGGCCGCGAAGGTGTTGGCCGTGATGGCGCCCGAGTTCCACGCCGTGCCGCCAGCATTGACGACGTTGACGCCAAGCTGTGCGCTGGCCGTGTTGACCGCCGCGTTGGCGATGTTCTTGATATTGACCTCGATCACGCCGGCCGTCGACGGCGTTGCGGCAGCCGTGCCGAGCAGCTGGGTCATGTTCGACTTGACTACGCCGGCGGTAAAATCCAGCTGGCCTGTACCCGTGCCGGCCGACAGGAGCACGCTTGCGCCTATGTCGCGCGCGGTCTGCGCGGTACCGCTGATGCTGCCCACATCCACGCGGCTGTTGGCGTCCACCGAAAGTGTGCGCCCAGAAGTGACGTCCGGACGGTACAACTCGACAACTCGCGTCACCGGGGCCATCGAGGCCTGCGTGATATGGAGCGCCATTTCCTCGGTGTCCGAAGTGGATGCGATGGTAGTGTCTTCGTCGATAAGCAGGCAGTAAACGCCTGGCATATTCGCGGCGGACAATTCGGTGATAGTCGGCGTCGTGTAGCCGGTCGCCGTGCCGCCGTTGCGCGAACGGTACACAGTGAACGACGACAGGCCGGTCTTGCGCGTCTTCAGATCAGTGCTGTCGACCGCGACGAAGAACAGCTTTTGATCAGTTTTGCCGCTCGGAATCTTCATGTCAGCTCCAAATAAGCGCTGAACAGAGAAGAACCATTTCCTCCGTCCCCCGCGCTGTCGATAGTGTGGTCTACAGGGCTGCTGTTGTAGATCTTATAGCCAACAATCAGCCGGGAGCCTGCCGTGTCTGTCCCATCGAAAGCAGGAGAGGCCGTCGAAAATGACGGGGCTCCGCTTATTTTGGATGCGCCGCCGATCACCACAAGCGGAGCGGCGCCTCCGGATGACGTCACTGTCTGCGAAACCGGGTCGCCGGTCTGGCATACTTGGTTGACCGAAGCGGAGTTTACAGACACTACAGCTTGGGCTCCCCGGAATATGTGGAGCACCTTCGCGTTGTTGACCGTTCCGTTCATCCCTGTAATGTTGCCGGTTTCACCGCCAACCAGTATTTTAAAGCTCGCCATCGCCCTGATAGGACTTACGGTAGTATTAACGAAGTTAGTGAAACCGGTGGGCGTAACTGAGGTCGGAGTGGAAAAGCCAGCGGCATAGTCGTAAATAACCGCCACGTCGCTGGCTTGGATGCTCGCTGGCCAAGCAATGGTCGAGGCCGTGGAAGTCGTGTGCGAGAACAGTGAAACAGGCGCTACCGATGCGAGCCCGCCGCCGATGATCGGGGTTAGCAACCCCTCCATGAACTGAAGCGGCTGGCCCGGGTAAAACTGCCCGTCGAACATCTTTGCATCAGCCGAGGTTAGCACCAGCGACCGCGTCAGCGACCGACTTCAGCGCGTTGTACTCAGCCGTCAGCTTGGCGAACTTCGCCTTGGTGCCCGCCTCATAGGCGTCGGTAGTGCCGAACGCCTGCACGGCCGAGATGACAGATGCATAGTCGGTCGTGATGGCAGCCAGGGCGGCGGACGCGCCGGTGGCATTCTGCTTCACCTTCAGCATCACCTGCCGCTGATCGTAGATGCGCTGCGCGATAGCAGCCATGCCAACATCGATTTCACTGGTAGTTGCCATTTGCCGGGGCTCCTGGTTGCGGGGTCTGCATCGGAATCGCGGTCACGGCGCGGCCTTGGGCGTCCCGCACGATCTGCTTCGGCTTCGACAACTCATGGATGAGCGCGGCGAGTAGCTGGCCGAACTGGTCGCGCTGGGCCGCCATCTCCTTCAGAACTGCCTGGCCGTCGATCTGCTCGGGATCGGGCGGCGGCACGATGCCATTGGCGAGCAGGACCTGGTTCTGATCGTTGCGGGCGGATTGGCGTTTCGCCTGAAGGTCAAGGCGCTTCTCGGCCATGGTCATGTCGTGCTGCTCGCGCTTGAACTGCATGTCTTGCGCGGCTGCATCCTGCTTGATCTTCGCATCAGCTACTTTTTGCGCCTGGTCCGCCTCTCGCGCCTTCGCGTCCGCCTGAGCTTTTTGTTGTTCGGCACTGGGCGGCGGAGGCTGGCCGGCTTGCGCCTTGGCATCGGTCACCATCTTTTCCAGAACGTCCTCGACCGACTTGCCGAGATTGAACAGGCGCGAGTTTGCGGCGAAGATTTCGACCGCGACTTCCTTCGACAGCTCGCCCTGCTGGATGAGCGGACCGACCGCAGTCCAGTAAGCGCCGGCTGCTTGCATGAACTCGGCCGCCTCCGCCTTCTGCCTGGTGAGGTCCGCCTTGACGGTTGAATCGCTTTCAACGTCGATGCGGTACATCATCGACATGCGCTGCGTCAGAAGCTGCTGGATCGACTGCAGCTTGGCCAGCTTCGACTGCCTCTGCTGTTCGGCCTGTTGAGCCGCCTGGAGGGCCTGCTGAAGCTGCTGTTGCTGCTCGGGCGGCACCTGCGCGCCAGGCGGTGGGGCCGGTGGCGGTTGCACAGGCTTCAGATCCTGCTGCGTCGGGATGATCTGCACGCCGGTCATCTGCTGCAGCGTCTCGTGCGAGAACTTCGCCGGGATGATTTCGGCCATCATCACGAAGATGTCGCGCGCGCACCGTTCCATCGTGCGCTGCATCTTCTGGATGCGCAGCGAGCCCCATTGCGTCTTGATGTTCTGGGCGGTGGCTGTCTCGCTGGCCTGCGAGGCGCCGCGCACGATGTCGGAAATTCCGGTGATTTCGTAGATGGCTTGCTTGGTCTGTTCGCGGGCGCTGTAAAGCTCCCGGAGAACCATGATGAACTTCTCGACGGGCCAGAACGCGACCGCGCCGGACAGGCCGCCATTGGCTGCCCAGATGTCGGCATTACCGATCGGCACGAACTCGGTGTCGTCAGCCGCCAGCATGTTGGCGATGTCGCCAGCATCGCCGGAATACCAGCCTTTGACCTTCATGTGGCGAGTGATGACGCCGATGCGCTTGGTGGTCAGGTCCAGTTCGTCAGCGAGCCTGCTGTAGATCGAGAACGGATTGACCGGCATCAGCCGGCCGGTCAGTTCGATAGGCTGCACGGGCGCCGGGATGCAAAAGAAGTCTGTCAGGCCAAGCGGGTCGTCGACCTTCTTCAGCACTACCCCATTGTCGTCGATGAAGATGACCTTGCGGCTGCCCTTGTCCCAGATTTCCCATCCGGTGAGGGCGCTGTCGCTTTCGCCGCGGGCCTTCTTCTCCTGGTCGTCCGTCTGGATGCCGATCAGACCGGCGTCGAACACCGTGCCTTCATCTTCGCGCTGCACGACGAAGCGGAATGCGTCCCACGGCCGGTCTTTCCAGCGCTTCGCTGGTCCATGTCGGTAGTCACGCCAGCTTACGGCCTCGAACTCGATGCACTCATTAGCGAGGCGTTCGGTCGGCGCTGCGCCTGGCTGCGTCGCGGCACCGTATTCATCGGCGGACTCCGCATCGTCGTCTTCGACGGGCTTGTCGCCGGACTGGTCGTCGCTGGCCCTCGCAAGTTCTGCCTTGGTCGTCTCGTCCTTTACGATATCGCTCTTGAAGCGAAGCCGGATGATGCCGCGACCAGCCAGGAAGCCGTCTTGCGCCTGCGCTTCCAACTCCACCTGCAGCTTGGAATCGTCGACCTGTTTCCGGATGGCGCGCTCGATCAGCTCTGCGACGTCCTTCGCGGCCGGGTCCTCGTCGGCGAAGCGGCGGCGGATGTCGGGTGCGGGCGGGCTGTTGATGATCGCCGGAACGATGGTCTCGACGTTGGCGAACAGAATGTTGAAGTCGTAGGTGTTGCCAAGCGCGGCGGACGTGGTCAGGTCATCTGACTTGGTCTCGCCGGTATAGGCCTTCACCGCCTTTTCGGCGTCATCCATCCACTGCTTTTCGAGCTTGCCGGCCGCCTCGATGCGCGCAAGCCACTTCGATCCCTCCTCCCGAAGAGCCGCGCCCTGTTTCTGCTGGTCCGGGGTGCGCTTGTCTGCCTTTGCCATAGCGGGCAGGATGACGGTGGCGAATGCGAAACTCTAAGCCGCTTGTGGTGCAAGTCGGGGCGCGACCCAGTCACATTCGCGTCGGGAAGAAATAGGGAAAATCACATGTTCCGCATTGAGCGATTGAAGCGACCTTTGACCGATGCAGATCCGATTCCGCAGGACTATCTGCCTGGAACGTATGCATTGCGCGAGGACGCCATAGAGGTCATCGAGGCCTTGATTAGCGCCTATCAGCAGCATGGCTATGACGCGAAGCAGGATTATTGGTGGGCGCGTGACACCGGCGAAATCGAGAACAACATTTTCGTCGTTCGTGCGTTCTAATCTCCTTCCTCCGTCGACGACTTGAACCGGCGAATGATCGCTTCGAAAACAATGTCCGATATCCACATCGCAGAAACGCCAATCAGGAAGGCGGCCGCGAGGGTGGTGGTGTCATCGGCAGGATCGGGAATCGGCAAACCGGTTGCCTTGAACCAGGCGACGACAGGCAGCGTCAGATATGCAGCCGCCAGCGCGCCGCAGATCGGCGACGCGAACATCTCCCGCAGCTTATAGCGGTGTCGGGACAGCGCCCGCAGGATGCCACCGGAAAGGCCAGCAATTAGCACCGGCGCCTTGATGCCGAGGAAGTCGAGAAGGTCGTGCATCAAGGTCTCCAGCCGCAGAGCTTTTCGCCCTTGCGGTTATGCGCGAGGACTGTCCTCGCCTCTTCATCGGAAATTGCGTCAATGGCCTTTACGGATAGGCGGATCGGCGATGAAACCGAGCAAAAACCGCCCTTGGCCGTCGTGCAGCCGGCAAGCGCAATGAGCGCCGCAAGGATCAGCCCTTTGACCATTTCTTCAACTCAGCTTGAGCTGCGCCGGCTGGGAGCGTGCCGACGTCGTTCTGCACCTGGTCGGCGACATCGCGGGCCTTGGCTTCCTGGGCGGCCTGCTTGGCTCGCTCCGCCTTGGCGCCGGCCAAGCGCTGGCGGAAACCCCAGATGAGAGCGCCGATGAGCGCGGCGCCGCCGGCAAGGACGTAGGGCAGCACCTTGTCGATGAGCGGCGCGAAGATCGAGACGAGTTCCATGATCAGTGCTCCCATCCGAACCGGCGGGCGAGATAGTGCCAAGCCTCGGTGGCGCCGCCGATCGCCAGTCCCAGTCCGGTTTCCAGTGCCATCTGGACGCCAGGATCGGTAGAGAAGGCTGATGCGTCGTCAGAGCCGAGCAGACCCCGCGCGACAAGCACACCGGCCCCATAGCGCAGCGCAATGCGGATAATGACGGCGGTCATGGTCATTTCCTTCCGAAGATGGCTTTGAGGAATGCGAACAGCGCAGCCCAGAACGGATTGCGCTCCACGTAGGCGGGGGTGGCCGATGGCGGAGGCGGCGAGACCGGAGGCGCATCCGGCGCGGGTTGAATGGGCGCTGATTGCTCAGGCTCCGGCGCTGGCGTTGCCATCAACATGGCCTGGATCCGGACAGCTACAATCCGCCGTTGCCAGCCCTTGCCGAACGTCGGCCACGTGGGCAAGCGCTCGAGGAATTTGAGCCGGGCATCACAGATCGTATCGATGAGCACGGCCGGCGGCTTCGCTCGAACCTTGGCGAGTGTTGCCGGGCCGATGCGCCCGTCCTGCACGATAGTTGGACCGCACGCGGCCTGGAGGTACTTGGCCGCCCTGCCCGGCCCGCTGTTCACCGCAAAGTCAAAAACAGCATAGTCGACGCCGTCAGGCAGTTCGGCACCAGCCACTGCATCCCAGTAGAACCGGCGGTAGACCGTCGCCACCTGGTCATCCGAAATCTTCTTCAGGTCGGCCTTGGTCGCGTCGGCCTTCACATAGCGACGAAAGTTCGCCAGCGTGACGCCCTTCATGGTCGCGCCGCCAGGGTCGGCCGGGTTATCCGACCAGCCGCCTTCCGACTGCAGGACGAGTGCTAACGAGCGGGCAAAGTTCCGGTCCATCGGCGGCTCCGTTGATGACGAAGGTCATCTTCAGTGCGCGTACGGCGAAACTCTAAGCCGCTTGACTTCATCGAAGCTCAGACCAGCCAACAAGGGTGACAGTGCCGCTGACGCGGTAATAATGGCCGGCCGGGATGACGGCTGTGATGGTCACGAAATCCGCACTGTTTTCAGGGATCGACACCACTTGGACCCAAGTCGAGTTGTCGGTAGACACCTGGAAGCTTCTGCCGCCGCCGAGTGCATCGCAGGTGAACACGATGGTAATCGGCTTTCCGGTGGTGTTCTGATAGGACGTGTTGACGGTGCGCGAACCGGAAACGTCCTGCCACGTCTGCCCGATGCCTAGCGAAATGTCGTCAGTCCACTGCGGCGCCGTGGCTCCCCCGTTCATGACGAGTTTCTGCCCGGCAGTGCCTTTCGGCAGTCTGGCCAAGGCCTTCGCGCTGGTTGCATAGAACAAGTCGCCGGCCACGACGGAGGCCGGGAACGGAACGAACGTCTGTGCGCCCGCGCCATCGCCGATCAGCAGCACATTGTCATCGGTGTCCCACTGAACGTCGCCCTCTGCGGTTGGCGTGGGTGCAGCGCTCTGCTTCAGAGTGAGAGTTGGGGTTGCAATGGTCGAGGAGGCCGCAATGGCCAGCGGCGCGCCGCTCGCCCGCTGATAGCTCAGGCATCTCCAGTTGCCGCCGCCGAGCGACTTCATGCGAGCAACGTCGCCGGCTGCGGTCTGGATGTTCGCTCCGCCTGGCAGGATCAGGCTCGTGGCGTTGTGCGTCAGCGTGAGCGACGCGGCGAATACCAGATCGCGCTCGGCGCCGGCTGCGACAGTCCCGAGTGCGGTGATTGTCACTGTGCCGGCGATGTTGATCAGCGTACCTGTGGCATTTGCCAGGTTGACACTCGCGGCCGACGCCATGTCGGCGCCCGCCGGACTGAAATTGTCGGCCGCTCCGACCGCGGTGGATGAGCCCGAACCGCCGGCCGTGACGGGCCGGGCTGCGTTCGCATCTGCTACCAGATCGTCGACCAGCGCATTGTACTTCGCCGATTCGATGGTCGTGTTCGGGTTGCCCTTGGTGCCCGGAGGGGCTGAGTAGACACCACCAGCGCGCGGCATAGCTGCTCCAATCTATCGATTGGGCAATGATCGGGGTGGCGTCGCGAAACTCTAAGCCGCTTGAGAGCGGCGGCCCGGCCGGGAAAGTGCGGGGATGCACAGGGGTAACAGGCCGAACCCGTACGATGCTCCCTGTTTAAAGGACTCGCAGTAATGTACGTTAGAATGGTCTAATAGAAAGCCCGTTGCCGTGAGGGAGCGGCAACGGGCTCTCGAAACGCGGCGGTCGCAACTGAGGGATCGACCGCCTGTTGCTATAATGAGGCGCATAAGATTTTGTTCCGCGATGATGGAACCTTGCCCTACGTGCATCGTTGCGACGCCTTAGGGACTAGCTGATGACCAAGAACGATAGTAACCCTGCCCTGGAGGAGTATGTCCGGCTGCTGGTCGAAAAGACCGGTATTACGGAAGCGCAGGCGGTTGAGCTTATCTATCTACTCGGCTCGAATTGGTCCTCCCTCGTTCGGGAAGCGAAGGCGATAAAGAAGGGTCGATAGACGGTCCCATGTTCGATTCACCCACTCTGCTGTGGACGGTGGCGGACTGTTTTCCTGCTGACTGGAACATGGGCGGCCCGGTCCGCTTATCGTTGTGTGACACAGGATTGCAGGCCGGGCCCCACACAGGCGGTGCTCCGAGTGAGGTAGTTGCGGGCCGCTTGAGGCCGAACTTAGCCGCGCCTGGGGAACATTCTGGCCCCGCTGGCCTTCCTTACCGAAGCTGGAAAGGAACCGATCGTGAAAGCGATTGCCCCCGGGAGCCGGCTTTGGAGCGAGCGGCCCATGAAGCCCTACAAGGTTGAAGTGATGTCTGGCGAGGTCGCCACGTCTTACAAGGTTGTCCGCGCCGACACGCCCTCCGGAGCTGCCACAAAAGCCACTGGCCGCGCGGTGAGGGACAGACGATCGGAAATACACTGGGTCCGCGTGACCGATGAGGACGAACGCGTGGTGTTCAAATACGCGTTCAGTTGACCTGCCCCAACCCCTCTTTCCAGCCTGCAGTTTGGACAAATGGCGCTCGCTGATGACATTGTGATGGTGCGGGGACACGTCTGGCTCGGTGGTCGACACATCAGTCAGCAGCGTGAGCGTATCGCTGAATTGGAACGCCTGAAGTTGCCCACTGAGCAGGCGTATGACCTGCTCGACATCTTCGAAAGCCTACAGGACCTCCACCAACTGCATCTGTCGCGATTGCTGGCAAAGGCCGAACAACGCAGCCTAGATGCGGGTCACCGTTTGCAGGCCTAGACGCACCCTTTGGCCTTCGGCGTAGTTTACCGCGTACTGCTCGTTTCGGAACGAGCGCGTGATCATTCGCTGGTCAACCTCCTCGACAATGACGTGCCATTCACTTTCCGCCTCGATAAGGGAAACCGCGTTCCGAACGGGGCGTAGCCTATATCCTCTAGCCAGCGGCTTGGTCTCGGCCAACAATTGCCGCGAATGGTTTATGGCCGTCCTCGCCTGGGCGAGCAGTTTGCGATCGGGCTCAGATTGGCGTGGGCGCGTTTGATCGGACATTGATCCGCTCCTCGGTCATCAGACGGGAGCGCGATCGTTGTCTCTCAGGCGCCAATGGTGTCCAGGGATGGTTACCGGCGATAGGACAGTAACTCACGCAGCGTGATCCGGTTCCGAACGGATATGATCGGCTATGCCCGAGTCCGGCGGCGTCTTACCATTGCGTCCACCGCCTCTTTCACGGTCTGCTGGCTGCGTATGGTACCGTCCGGCTGGCCGACATACGCGCCCTTGTCGCCCACTGGCTTCTCGGCTGCGACGATTGCCTGCCGCCACGCGAGGCCGAGATAACGGAAGGCTGACGCGTAGTGCTCGGCCCAGTTCTTGACCGGGATGTCACGGAACGTCTTCTTCTCGTCGTCATATTCGCGCCGATAGGCCTTCAGCCCCTCGACGCCGTCGCTGACGCGTTCTGTGTTCCTGAAGCGAGCCAACTTGATCGTCTGCAGGCCTGCGTTGTTGCCCTCGGCCAGGCTGACCATGCCAACCATCTTGGGCTTGCGCCCGTGCGCCCTGAGCGTGTCGAGCCGCGTGCGCTTCGTTCCCCACTGGGGATGCAGGATGTCATGCGGAACATAGTCGTCGCCGTGGTAGCCCTGCTCGTCCAGCCACTTGCACCAGTCTTCAAGGTCTTCACTGTCGGGAACATAGAAGTCGACGATGAGCGGCACGCCGTCGATCACCTGAAAGCACCAGATCGGGTTGTTTACGGCCTTGCCCAGATCCCACGCGGTATGCACCGGATGCTTGGGATCGATGTTGAACGCCATGCCGATACGTCCATCCGCTCGGCTCGCGCTATCTCGGCACCCCAATACGAGCCGATCAGCGCGCCCGCGAATGAGCAGTAATATTCCTGGTCGATGAGCATGTCGGCCGTCTCTTTGCCGAACAGGCCGACATAGATCGCCCGCTGCTCCTCGATGGTGACTTCGTCGATCGCGCCGGTGGCCGACGCCGGCAGCACTTCGCTGAACCAGCCACGGGGGTTCGCCACCGGATCGAACACGTTGCCCTTCACCGCGTCGAGCATGCCTTTGGCGTGGTTGTTGCCGCGGGGCGTGGTGATGAATGATGCCCACCCGCCGTTCTCGGCCAGGATCGGCGAGAGGTAGGCCCATGCCGCAGGATTGGCCAGCGCCCATTCCGAAAAGGTGATGCCGACCGGCGGCGAGCCGACCAGGCTGTTGTAGTTGTCACTGCCAACGACCTGGAAAGTCGAGCCGACCTTGAACCGAACGAACATCTCGTTGTCGTTCATGTTCTCGATCAGGGCTTCGGGAAACGCTTCGAAAAGCCGACGCTTGCCGGTGTGCGGGTTGACCGCATTCCAAATCGCTTTGCGTGCCTGTGCGGCCTCAGGAACCCGCATCTGAACCCGTGGATCGACGTCGACCAGCGCCTGACCGCGCTGCGTTCGGAATTCGCACCCAAGACAGGCGGTGCAGCATGAGCGCCGCCAAGAAAATGAAGATCCCGCACGAGGCCGACGTGCTGTCGTTCATGCACCGCAAGTCTCGCGACGTCGGCGGCATCTGCTACTGGAGCGTAGAGCCGTCGGGGCATTTCGGCCGCGACTGCGATAAGGGCCACGAGCTTGCCCGCGAATATCTCGACTTCATCGGCAAATATCCGACCAATGGCGCCACAACGCTTTTGGGATGCATCGTCAACGATATGGTGCGCGCCCGACAGGAAGAGCGGAAGCATTCCGGCAATCACCTGACCGGCATTGAAATCGGCTTCCTTGGCGAGGTCAACAAATACGCCATGTCGGTCGCAAAGGCCATCAGGCAGACGATGGGCAAGCCCGTCGAAGGCGGTGCAGCATGAGGCCGCCCACTGACGATTTGAACGATCTGGAAAGCGACATCGGGCACTTGGCCCATCTCTTGGATGTGCTCACGGACAAGCTCGTTGAAATGCCGCGAGAGGCGACCCCCGCACATATGCTCGATCAGGCAAACGCGCTGTCGTGGGTTGCCCGCGACATGGCGAATCAGATGGTCGAGGCGATGGCGCTTTGCCACGCCCGCGTCCTTGCGGAACGTCGCGGCAAAAAGGGAGGGACGCTGCAGTGAGCAGCAGCATGGCGGAGTACAAGCGCCAGACGCGCGCTCATATCGCCGGCCTCCAAGGCCAGTTGACGAACGCTCAATGTCGCGCCGAGCTTGCCGAAAAGCAGGCGCGCCAGATTAGCGCCGAACGCGAGATCTGGAAGCATCGCGCGCTTAAGGCCGAGGCGGCGCTGAAGTCAGGAGGCGGCCGACAATGACGCCGGACATGGCTGACGCGCCCCTGACGCTCAAAGAGGCCTGCGAAGTGTTCTTCCGCGGTCGGATCACGCCGGCCACGTTGCGAGCAGAGGCGCGGCGTGGCAGGCTTATCATGATGAGGGTCGGGCGGGCTGACTTCGTGACGCCCCAGGCCGTGAGAGAGATGATGACAAAATGCCAAGACCAGCCAAAGGGGCCCGCCTCTACCTTGACCCAAGGCGCCGAGAATGGATCATCCGCGACGTCGGCGAGGTCTTCGAACGCACAGGCTGCAGCGAGTCAGATCGCGCAGGAGCTGAAAAAAGGCTCGGCGAGTACATCGCGGAAAAATTCAAGCCAGTCACCCGCGAAAGTAATCTCGCTCGCCTCTCGATCGCCGAAGTCCTGACCGCCTATGGCCGGGAGTATGCGCCTCACAAGAAATCGGTCGAGCGGAGCGGCTACGCGATAGCCGCTCTGCTGCCGTTCTGGGGCGCGAAGACGCTTGCCGATGTGCGCGGAGAGACGTGCCGTGCCTACGCCAAGGCCAGAGGAAAGACGGTCAAGGCTGGGACGATCCGGCGCGAGCTGGCCGTTTTGTCGAAGGCCATCAACCACTGGCACAAAGAGCATGGCCCGTTGGCGTCGGTGCCGGAAGTGACGATGCCCGACGTTCCGCCGCCCCGGGACCGCTGGCTGACCAGGGCGGAGGCAGCGCTGCACCTTGCCGGTGCGCTCGGGTTCTATCGGGAGATGTGGTGCGACGTCGCATCCAGGCGCGAGCATTCCCGGTGGCGCCGAAACCGATTCGCCATTAATCGCCATCTCGCCCGCTTCATCCTACTCGGGCTCTACACAGGATCCCGACGAGCCGCGATCTGTAATGTCCAGTGGATGCCAAATACGGCCGGCGGCTGGATCGATTTTAGCCGCGGCGTCATGCACCGGCGAGGCGAAGGCGTGGCGGAGACCAACAAGCGTCAGCCGCCGGTGCGGTTGGGCAGGCGCATCACGGCTCACCTATCGCGCTGGAAGCGAATCGACGACGAAGCCAGGGATGCCGCTTCACAGGAAGCCGGCGAGCCGGTAGCGACCTATCTGCACGTCGTCAGCTACATGGGGCGCGGCGTCGGGTCAGTCCGCACGGCCTGGGACGTGGCAATTGAGAACGCTTGGCTGCAGCCAACCGTCACCGGTCAGTCGCCGATCACGCCGCACGTTCTGCGGCATACTCGCGCCACATGGATGATGTTCGCCGGGATCGACATCTGGGAAGCGGCCGGCGCGCTCGGCATGTCCGCGAAGACGCTGGACAAGGTATACGGCCATCACCACGTCGACTTCCAGAAGGACGCGGCCGAGGTGTGATGGCAGGAGCAAGCCGCTTCGATTTGGAAATGTCTGGATGAAGACTCATATATGCGTTATAAAACGGTGCTCGCGACCGATGACAAGAGCCCCTGGGCGCTTCCCGAAAAGGGATAGTCGGACTATCGCGGGCACCACTTTAATAGTGGTATGTCTTGCCGTGTGACCATAGGTCGAACTCGTATTCGATGTACGGTGCGACTCGATCGTACGCGGCAGTTTGGCCGCGCTCCCATTTTCTCTGAATAGCCCACGTGCAGTAGTCGACCGCTTGTAAGCAGGGATCGGCCTCGCTTTTCGGAAAATGGGTTTTCCACCGCTGCTTTGGAAGGTGCTGGCCCACAACATCGTTGACCGCACCGGTATAAACGGCTTGGCCTTTTTTCGTGCCTATCGATGCTGTGGTTATTAACAACTCGTCGCCTTCGGGCAGGCGGCCCACAACCCCATGCTTAAAGTGGTAATACCAGCCGTACTGAAAGAAGCGTTCGGCAGTTGGCCTGATCTTCGGTAGCGCCTTGCGCTTTTCCATAATGGTTGCCTGGATCCGGAACGCATAATGCCCATCCAATATCTGTTTGAAAACGCGGTCCCGAACGACTTGCTTATCCTCAGATGCGTGAAAGTAGGAACCAACTGGTAGCCCTTCCCACGCCAACTGACGCCGCAGTTCGAGCAAATCGTTGCCGATGACGCAATCGTCTAACGTCATGGTGCAGACGATGAAGTACCGACTGATGTTGTTACCGACACGGAACTCGAAGTCGCCCGCTTCATCGGCGAAAAGATATCTGCGTGACAT